ATGGACATCTGGAGTTGGTCGGTATCGAAGCGCACCGGCACGTCGAACTCACCGGACCAGCCGGTCGGATCAGCCCCAGAAGTCTTGGTGACCACACCCGTGGTGTAGTCCACGCTGTAGCTACCGCCCCCGGTCAAGGCCACGGTGCCGGAAACAGGCTTGTTGATGACGCGGTCGAAGCTTTGCGCGCCCGAGGTGTAGCGCTTGGCCATCTGCCAGGTGGTGGCGGTCAGGCTGACCAGCACCCCCGCGCCGGAGGCCGCGCTGAAATCCGCCCAATCCTTGTAGCGGAAAGCGTTGGCGCGCCCGCGCGCGGTGTGGAAAAAGGCGATCAGCGCGGCCTTTTTGCCGCCGTCGCCGTCGTGCACGACATGCGACACGTCGTAGCGGTGGCGCGCGGCGGCCCAGTTCTGGTTGCGCGCCTCGAACCCGCTCGCCACGGCGACCACGGTGGTGTTCCACTCGGGCCCGCCGGTGGCACCATAGGAAATCGCGTCCGGAAATCGCGGCGACTCGATGAAGCTCACAGATTCCTCCTTGCGGCGGATACCGCCCTGGCCAGATCGGTCTTGATCTGCCCCATGCTCGCGCGCACGCTGGTCGCGTCATTGGCGTTCACGATCATGTTGATGGTGATGCCGCCCCCGCCGTTCACGCCCAACTTGCCGTCGCGGCCTCGCTTGAGCGGCATGATCGCCTCGGGCCCGGCCTCACCCATCAGGCCGAGCGGGAATACCGTCGGCGACGACACCACGCCGCCCGAGGCGAAGGCGCGCATGGGCACCCCGCCGGAAAACACGTTACCCATGGCGGAGGGGAACAGACTGGAAAAAAACGTCGAGGCCCAATTACCCAGGGGCTCGGTGACCGTCTTGCGCAGGAATACCCGCGTCACGTCCTGGGCCAGGCTGTTGAGCACATCGGAAAGGGCCTTGCCCTCGACGATGGCGCCCTCGAAGGCGGACTCGAAGGTCAGGCCCAGATCCTCGGTCAGGGACCGCACCTTGGTGATTTCCGCGCCGAAGCCGGCGGCGCTGTCGATCTGTTCCTGCCAGTACATGCGCGCGTCGGTGGCCTGGTCCGGGGTGATGAGGCCGGCTTCCAGCAGGGTGTCCACCCTGTCCAGCTCGACGCGGTATTTCTGGATCGGGTCGACGAGCCCGATGAGGGCTTCGCGCATGCTGCCCAGGGCGGCGGCGTGTTGCTCGTCCTGCTGGATCTGGTAATCGACGCCGGTCGCGTAATCATCGAAAGCCTGGTTTTGCGCGTCGGTCAGCTTTTTCAGTTCGGCGGCCTCGGCCGCGCGGCGGGCCGGTCCGAAGGGGTCGATGGTGTCGAGCTTGGGCTTTGCGCCGGTGGCGGTGTTTTTCTTGGGCGTGCAGGTTTTCCCGTTCCAGGTTCCCCCGCTGGCGATGCAGTCAAGTTGCGCGGCGTTGTTGCCGCCGGCCGCTTTTCTGGCCTCTTCCGAAGCTTTGGCCATCTCCGCAGCCGCCTTACGCACACGGCCGACAACTTCGTCCGATGCGTTTCCGAGTCCGAAAAAGCGGACCTTATCGAGCAAGCTGCCGTTACTGATCACCTCTCGCATGACCGCGATGTACTCGTTCAGCGAGGGGATCATATTGGTCAGGATCGAGCCGGCGGCGCCGGCGGCATTGATCTTGATATGGGCGAGCTGATCTTTGAACCTGTCGGCATCTGGCGCCAAACGGGCCATGGCATCGGCAAAGGAAGCCGAGGCCAGCGCGGATTCACGCATGCCGGCGGAGCCTTGTTGCAATACGGGGATCAGGTCGAGATAACTCTTGCCCAGGACGGCGCTCAGATCGGCGGCGCGGGTGGTCGGATCGGCCATGTTCTTGACAGCGTCCGCGAGCTGGTAAAGGCGCTCCAGCGGCGTGGCGGCGGTCACGCCCAGACTCAGCAACGCCTTGGCGAGTTCGTCATTGCCGCCAGCGGCTTCACTGGCCGACCTATTGAGCTTGCCTAGGCCTGCCCCAATGCCCTCCAGGCTGGTCCCGGATTGCTCCGCGATCAGTTGCAGGCTGGCGAGGTCTTTGACGGTGACGCCGGTGCGGATGCTCATGTCATTGAGCGCATCGGCGGCATCGAGACTGGATTTCAGGAAAACGCCGAACGCACCGACGGGCAACGCAGTTGCCAGGGCGGCACCGGCGCGGCCGATGCCGGCCAAGGCTGCCTGGGTACGTTGGCTCTCCTTCTCAGCCACGTGGGCCATGCGGCCCAGATCTTTCTCCAGGCTGGCGAGCCTGGCATTGATGTCGATGGTCAGGCTGGCGAAGGCCATGTCAAGTGTCCCGGTTGTGATCGCGCAGAGCGACCAGTTGCGCGATCAGGGTGTCGATGTCTTCGATGCCGAGCAGTTCGGCGACGATGGGCAGGGCGGTCCAGTCAAGACCGCCCATGAGGTTCCAGGCACGCACGGCGAGCTGGTCTGGGGCTGGGCCTGGCGGGAACGGGAGCTGGCAGCGTTCCAGCCAGGCCGTCAGTTTTTTGCGGCGTCCTCGCGCTTGGCGGCGTGCGCCACGTAGGCGGAGACAATGGCCGCGGTGAGCGGCGGCCAAAGCTCGGGCTTGTCGGCGATCCACTCGCGCCACAGTTCCGCGTCGAACGGCACCGCCGCGCCGGTGCCGCCCGGGATGCCCAGTGACAGTTCCGTGTGATCCCAGCCGACCACGAAGCGGCCCACCAGGTCGAGCGCGCTGGTTCCGGACAAGGCTGTCGCCTCGGCATCGGTCGGGCGGCGCAGGGTATAGGCTTGGCCGTCCAGGTCCAGCTTCGACAGGCGCGCCGCGCGCAGTTTTTCCGTCAAGGCGTTCATCAGCTTGCGTACTGGCTGATGGCGCCGAAGGCGGTAATGACAGCGGGACTCACCACCTTATCCTGGGCGCTGCCGGTGGGCGCGCCCGTAAAGCCCACATAGCCCGCGAAGGCGACGATGGGCCCGCCGGTGCCGAACTGCATCTTGAAGGCGCGGATCGCCTGGGTATCGGAAGCGGCCTTCATGGCGATCTGGCCGGCATCGCTGGCATCCCAGATATTGTCGAAGCTATAGCTGAGCGGGTTGGCCGTGCCAGGAACCTGTTTTTTGACGTTATCGTGGATGGTCGTGGTATCGATGAAATCGAAATCGCCGCCGCTCGCAGACATGCTGGTAGCGGTGCTGATGGTGGTGCCGAATGTGACGGTTTTGGCGGTGCCGCTGCTGAATGTTTCGAAACTGGTGGAATCGACGCCCTCCAACTCGTACGTGTTGGTGGCCGCGTTGGCGATGCGGCACACCCGGCCGTTTAGCTGGTGCATGCCCTGGATCTCAAGATAGACATAGTCTCCGTTGGCCCCGCCGTGGGCGGTGGCGGTGACGACGGCGGGGCTGGCCTTGGTAATGCCGCTGATGGTATCGGCGGCGGCGAGGGCGGACTGCATGGCGATGGAGACGCCAGACCATTTACGAACGGTTGCCATGATGGGCTCCTGAAATAAAAAAACCCGCTCATGGCGGGCTGGGGTTGGGGCTCGGGGTGTGTAAAGCTCGGGCGAAAAAAAGCCCACCGTGTTGCCAGGGCGGGCCGGTTGATGAAGGGGCTAGGTCAGGTCAGAATCGTGTAATCCAGTGTGGCGGCAAGGCGGCCTGTGGCGTCATCGAGTTCCGCGCCGCGGCTGGTGTAAACGTGGCCACCGGCCTGCATGGCGGCGGCGACGGCATCGGCGATCTGCTCGGCCTGGATGCGTGTTTCTGCCCAGCACGCGACCACCATGCCGGCATCGGTGCCGAGGATGGTGCCGTGGATGGTGGCAATGGGGTCGGTGGCAACGCGCTCGTAACCGATATAAGGCGGCGCCTTGCCCTGCGGAATCAAGTCCGGGTAAATGCGGGTGCCCACCAGGGCGGTGACACCGACATCGGCGGCCAAAATAGTGTAGAGGATGGATTCGGCACTCATTTGCGGGTGTTGGCCTTGTCGATGCGGGTTTTCAGGCGCGCCTGGAATATCTGGATGGCGCCCTGGGCATTGGCGTCGAAGGCATCACTCATAAACTTCTTCTTTCCAAGCTTTTTTGTCCCGAACTCCAGAAAGCGCCAATAGAACGGATCGAACGGGTTGCGCGCGCCGGCCTTGCCGCCCAGGCCCTTGCGCTTGCGCACGGCGACATAGACGCCGATCTCGCCGGTCTTGCCGTTGAAGCGTTTGCTGGCCTTGACCAGGATGGACTTCTTCAGCGTGCCGGGCAGGCGGTAGGGGTGGGGCTGTTTCAATACCGGCGCGGCGGCGACCATGGCCTTGTGCATGGGCTTGGCGGCGTCGCGCAGGGCGGAGCGGACCACCCGGCGCTTGAGGTCGCCGGCCAGTTCCGCCATGGCGCGCTTGAGGTCGTCCAGGCCTTCGAGATTGACGCTCTCAGCCATGCTTGAGCCCCTTGGCGCATTGCAGATTGATTTCCACGCCCTCCACATCCGGGATGATGGCGTGGATGGCGTACACGTCGGCGCCATGGACCACGCGCCAGTCCGGCTGGATGTCGGCGCGAAACCTCAGCAGGATGCGCGCGCTGACCTCGCTCTGGGCCTGCTGGGCTGTCATGAGCGCGCGGCCGGAAAGGGCCTCGACCCGGGCGGGAACCCCCGTGGCCACATCGGTCCAGATAATGGCCTCGCCGCCCATGGCATCGCGCGTGACGATCTTGGACTGAAGCGTGACGCGGTGGCGGTATTTGCCGGCGTCGACCATGTCTACAACCCCGCCGCCTGGGCAAACAGCCCATCAAGCGCCTCATCGCTCAGGCCCAGGGCGCCCGCCATGGAGACGATGAGCGGGTCGTCGCGGCGAATTTCCAGCGCGAACTCCCAGGTGATGCGCGCCGCCTCTCCCGCCGCGCCCGGCATGGCCGCCAGGGCCGCGTCCACGGCGGCCAGTTTGCCGGCGGCCAGCAGGGCAAGGCGGGCCTGGCGGGGGGTGACGGCGGGCACGGAGACGGCCTGCGCCACCACCTCCGGCAGTTCCGGCGGCGTGGCATCTGGAAAATCGGCGCGGGTGAACCCGTAGCGGGCGACGATCGTGTCATCCGCCACCGCACCCCAGGTTTGCGTGCCGGCATCGAGCTCGATGCGCCAGAGCGTGCCCGCCAGCATGGCCATAAATGCCGCGTGGGCCGGCGTGGACGCGAGGAGGTCAAGGTCGGCGCGGGTGTTAATGGCAGTGGATTCCATGATGACTCCAGTCAATCGATTGGATTAGGCTCAGTTCGCGTTGACGAGTGATGGTTCGCGTTGACGAGTGATGGTTCGCGTTGACGAGTGATGGGCGGAGTTGGCTAAAAAGTAGCCCCCCCCTTTGCAAAGGGGGGAGAGGGGGGATTTCTCCGAGGCTGGCGCGGACTGAAACCGGGTCAAATCCCCCTCTGTCCCCCTTTACAAAGGGGGAAGACAACTCCGCGACGACGGCCATTTGTTCGTGGCTCTGTAGCACCTCTTTTTCCGGCGTCATCTCATTTTCCATCGGCGGCTATCGCCGCCTCACTCAAGGACCAAGTGGTCACAGACGCCGCGCACCCCGAAGCTGTTGTCCGAGGCCGTGGGCGAGGCGTTCCACTGCAACGCCCGCGAACCGGAGTTCGAGCCGCCGCTCCAGGCGCCCCCGAATAGCGCCGCATTTTCCATTTGGTAAGTTGATCCGCGCCCGCCCGTGTTTGCGCTCCAACTCGCGCCGCCCGCGCCGCCACCGAACTCATCGCCCCAGCACCATAGGTTGCCTGTGGATAGCATGACGCCCCACTTGCTGGTGGAGGCCTCGCGCAGGATGGTGGAGACGGGATCGGTGCCGCCGGATGCGGCTTCCGTCGTCCCGTAGGCCAGCGCCGCAAACTCGCTGTAAGTCGGCGGGCGCTTGCCGTGCGAGCGCAGTACCTCGGCCGCGACCCACCAGGTGAGGTTGCTATAGGCGGATGAGCCGTTGCCGCCGAACGCCTGCGGAATTTTCGGCGGGGATGATCCGTCGGCGATGGTGACGTTATAGGCGCTCGTCCCGTTGACGTGGTGATTGACTCCGAGCAGGTAGATGTCTGCCCAGAACGCATCGGCCACCAGCGTCATGCCGCGCGGGTTTGGACAGGCCGGGCGGAACTTGAGATCCCAGATACTGTATGCGTTTATGGCTGGCGTGTTGTCGCCGCCGGATTGCGCGGCGGCGTTGCCGCCGGGGGCGTAATGGAACCCACCGACCTTGCGCGCCTGATCGGTGGTGTACCCGGCCGGAGCCGACCAGTTGGCACTGGCTTGCAGCGTGCCGTCGGTGCAGGCGTAGACCGCGTAATCGGTGCCGGCGGCGAGCGTGGGCATGACGACCGCGGTGTCGGCAGCGAAAATCAGCACAGTGTCGGCCACCGCGATTATGGTGCCGGCCTTGATTGATAAAGTGCCGGCGCCCGTTTTAGTGAAAACCGGGGTGGTTGGGTCGGATTTTGCGAAAACGGCCAACCCCATATCATGCATCAATGTGGCAAGGGCTACCCGTTTTGAGGCTGCGTCTTGAACGACGGCCAGCAGTTCATCTCCGGTTAATGCGTCGGCGGCGGAGAGGGCGGATATTTTTGTATTCGGCATGGCTTACTCCAGTAGCAGGTATCCGCCGTCCTCGGCGAGCAAGATGTATCCGTCCTCGAGCAGGTAGGCCAGAAGGCTGGCGATCGGTCCATATCCGGCAACCTCGACGATATCGGTGGAGCTTGCGTCGTGGATCTCGATCGCGTCGTTGGTCAAAGCAACCACGACACCGTCACGGATGAATTCGACGATTTCTGGCATCAGATATTCCCCGTGACGCTCCATGAACCACGCAGCAATGGGCGGGTGAGGCCGGAGGCGGAGAGGTTGAGGCGGTAGGTGTACTTCTCCGCCGCCAGAGCGACATAATCGTCATGCGCCAGGTCGATGCGGATCTCCCCTGTGGCATCGAGGGCGGCTATGCCCACATTTGCCGTGGATAGGGTGGCCATATCAGCGCCGGTTTCGCTGTCATAAAACACCAGTTCCGCGGCGATGCCGGTGAGGTCCACCGGCGCGCCACCGGCGGATGAGCGATGCGTGATCACGAAGACGCGGTTATCGCCCAGGCTCCTGGCGATATCGTAGCGGGTGGCGGACTCCGGCAGCATGGCGGGTTCTTTCAGATGCGAGGGATGATGTATGGATCGAGCAGGCCGACCCAGAATGCCCGTGGAAGCTCCGTGACGATGGTGCCGGTGACCAGGGCCTCGCGCTGTGCGTACCAGGTCGCGAGGGCGAGCAGCATCCAGGCCTTGATGGGCTGAGGCACGGCGGCGGCGTTGCCATATCCGGCGGTGAAATCGACGCGGATCGAGCCGGGGGTTTCCCGGCAAGAGGGCAAAGTCGTGTCGTATGCGGCTTGCACGGTGCCGATCAAGGTATCGGTGACGGTTTGGTAAGCCGCCGCGTCCATGGTCTGTCGGTTGCCGTCGCTGTCGAGATAGCTGACCGCTTCGATGCTGATCAGCCTCGGCTTGTCCAGTTCGATCACGCCATCCAGCGGCCAGGCGTCCAGGGTCTGGCGCCATTTCTGGGTGACAAGCGCCCGCCCGGTGCGCTCCTCGACGGCCTGCCGCGCGGCGACGATCAAGCTGGCGATGAGGACATCCTCGTCGTGGAAATCGACGCGAAGATGGGCTTTTGCCTCGGCGAGGGAGACGGGCTCCTCGGTCGGGGCGGTGAGCAGGGTTAGGCCCATGGGTTACTCGGCTTTCCCGGCGTTGACCGCATGGGGGTCTGCATCGGCCTGGCCGGATGCGGCCAGGGAAGCGATGTACTCAGGCGATGCGGAAAAGGTTTTTCCGCAGGGAATCCGCGTGCCGTCGATCTCCAGATCGACCAGCGCGCGGGCTTCGGTGTTTATGGTGTCTTTCTTGGTGCGAGCGGCCATGGCGGCTCCAAAAAAAAGGGCCGTCACGTGGACGGCCCTGATTTCGTAGCGAGGGTTTAGGTCGCGGAGTTGGCGTAATACTTGACGCCGCCGCCGACATCGACGAAGTTGCCGCCGCTGCGCATCCAGGCCAGGAAGCCGATCTGGCCCAGCTTGATGTAGGCGGAGTCGTCGAAGCGGAACATCTGGATGTCCATGGCATCGCGGATCTTGTAGAGGCTGAAGTCGCCGAACAGGATCGACTTTGCGCTGGCGGCCATGGTCACCACGTCCTGGTTGATCTGGATCGGGTAACCCAGCAGGCTGTCCGGCATGGCGCCGGCCAAACCATCGTAGCCAGGCAGGAAGACGGGCCGGTTCTGGCTGTCCTTCAGCTTGCGGATGATCTTGAGGCTGGCGTCGTTCATCATGAAACGACAGTTGCCCAGGGCGCGATAGGCCGGGTCCACGGAATGCACCAGGTCGATCAAGTCGTCGAAGATGACCGTGGTGGTCTGGCCGGTGGTGCCCGTCTTGCCGGCGCTGGCGGCGGTAACGATGCCGGTGGGCTGGCTGGCGCCGGTGCCGGTGGTGAAATAGGTATTGGTGACACGGCCCAGTCGGGTGACCAGACGATTGGTGATGAACGCCTCCATGTCGATGGAGGTGTCCTGAAGCAGCTCGAAAGGCACGGCGACGATCTTTGAGCTGAACTTGTAGGTCTTCAGGGTAACCACACCGAAGCTGGGATCGGCGCCAGTGGCGGTGGTGTTTTCACCGATCAGCTCGCCAGTCTCGGAGGTGCCGTCCGACGTGGGGAAGTTGATATCGTTGCCGGACGCAGTGCGGAACACTTCGGCGACGGAGCGCATGCCGCCGTAAGCCTTGAGGGCATCGGCGACGCTGGTGGCCACTTCGGTGGGAACGGTGTAACCGCCCTGGGAACTGGTGCCGACCGACATGGTATTTCGCAACACGCCCCAGTCGTCCTGGTTCATGGCCTTGTCGCCGGCCTGCATGAGCTTCCAGAAGGCCTTCAAGTGCGAGGGCTTCTTGTCGTCGTGGGCGCGGCGCTCGGCGACGTTGCGGACTTGATCGGTCTGGGCGCCTTCGGCGATGGCGTCGAGCACGGCCTGGATGCGCTTGGCTTCGGCGTCGATATCTTCGATCTCGGCCATGGACTGGTCATACTTGGCCTGCAAATCCGCGTTCCACTGGTTGCCGGGGTTATCGTTCAGCAGTGCATGCAGAGATTGCGCGAGGGCAGTGCGGCGCTCCCGCAGGGCTTGAATAGATTTCATGTGGTCACCTTTTTTCGTGAGGGCAATAAAAAAGCCGCTCTTGGGCAGCTTGGTTCTGTGACGCGGAAGCGTCAGGCAGCCTGTTTCTCCACCAGTGCGAGATGGCGGCGGAGGTGTTCAGTTGATGTTTCGGGTTGTTGTGCTGGCGCGGGCGGGTCGATCTTCGGGGCGTTGTTCCAGGCTGACAGGTTCCATTCCGCGCTGGCCTTGGTGGTGGCATCAATACTGTCGGCAAAGCCGTTGACAACGGCTTCTTCGGCGCTGAACCAGGTCTCCGCGGCCATCCAGTCGGCGATCTGCTGGGGGTTTTGCCCGGTCTCCTGGGCGTAGCCGGCAACCAGTACGCCGTCCACCTTGTCGAGCAGGGCGGCGGTATCCTTGAGGGTATCGGCGTTGCCCCAGGCAATGGTGTGGGCCTTGTGGATCATGAAAAATCCGCCCTGACTGATGCGCACTTCGTCGGCGGCCAGGGCAAGGAAGCTGGCGGCGCTGGCGGCGTAGCCGTCCACGTGGGCAATGATGTGTGCGTTCTTTTCGCGCACGGCCTGGGCCATGGCCTGGGCGGCGAACACTTCGCCCCCCGGCGAGTTGATGCGCAGGTGGATGGTGGCGGCATCCAAGGCGGACAATTCCCTGACGAAATCGGTAGCGGATACCCCACCAAAGAAGCTATCCGTCACGATAGCGTCGTAGAGGTAGATGGTTGCCTCGGCGCCGCCTTTCGCTTCGGCGCGGAAAATGCCCTTGCCGCGATTGTCGGCCAGGATTTTGAGAAGAGGATTCATAGCGCGGTCCTTATGGGTTTTGTGCGGCGGGTTCGGTCGTCTTGGCGTCTTGCGTTGAAAGCTTGTCGCCGCCATCGATGGGCGGCAGGTTTTCGAGCTTGCGAATTTCGTTGACCGTCATCCAGCCAGGCTCACCGGCGCGACCCACGGCGATGCGGTAGCCCGCGTTTCTGCCCTGGTAATCGCCGCGTTCCAGGCCGGCTGTATTGAACTCCGCGAAAGGGCTCGCCACGCGGAAACACTTTCGATTGATTTCCTGCTCGATCTTCACCAGGTGGCGCTGCAAGGTGTATTTGACGAAGCCGATGGACTGCTGCTCGATACCGCTTCCCCAGCTGGTGGTCTTGTCGGTGATTCCGATCATGTGGGGCGGCACACCGAAGAAACGGGCGATGTCTGAGGCCTGGAAATTGCGCGTCTCGATCAGTTGGGCATCACCGGGGTTTAGCGATAGTGCCTTGACATCGCCGCCGCCGGTGAGGATGGCGGGCACGTGGGCATTGCCGATGCCGGCATAGCGGGCCATCCACGATTCGCGGAACAGATCCTGCTGCTCCCGCGTCATGGTGCCCTGGACGCTGACCACGTAGTCTGGGCGCGCGCCGTTGGAAAAGAAGCGCGCGGAATACTCGTCGGCGGCCAGGCTCAGGCCCATGCTTTGCTTGGCGGCGTGACGTAGCGGCGACATGCCACGCAGGCCGTCGAAGCCAAGTCCTGGAATGTGCAGCATGTCATCCTGGTGGATGGGTTCGCGCTGATCGCCAAGAAGGGTATAGACGAGGTGATCGTCCGCCCGGGTGACGGCCACATCCAAAGGATGGATGGGCTGAAACCCGGTTATTTTCCCGCCCCTGGCATTGTCACGCAGGATGCGCGCGAAGGCGTCGCCATGCAGCAGCAGGGACCAGATCAGGTACTCCCAGAACACCGAGGCGTTCATGGCTGGGATGGGCTGCATATTCAGCATCCACCAGAGCTCGTGGTCGATGCGGGCGCGCGTATCCTTCTCGCGCCGGTAAATCTGCAACGGCAAGCTGGCGATGGCGCCGCCGATCAGGCCGATGCAGGCATAGACCGCGCCGATGGCCATGGCGGTGTTTTCGGTGACTGCCGGGCCCGCCGTGGAGAGGGCGCCTGCCCCGGTCATCCATTCGTAAAGCGCGCTGTTTTTGGTGCCGGAGCTGGTGGGATAGGTCACGCCCGAGGCGCGGATTCGAGTCGCTTCGCGCTCGGCCTTCCAGGCGGTGAGGATCATCGAGCCCGGCTTGGCGACGCGCTCGGCGTTATACCAGGTGGCGCTCATAGGATGATCAGCTCCGTAATGGGTTCTTGATGATCGACCCGCTTCAAGGCCACGCCCGCCCCCATGACAGCCGCCACCATCAAATCAATCCGGCCGGTCGCTTTGTCTTTGCTCAATTTTCTGTTCTCCGCGTCGTCGCTGACGGTGACTGCGTTGGCCGCGCACCAGGTCAGCACCGGGTGGCCGTCGTGCACCACCTGGCCGTTTAGCAAGGCCGTCTCGAATGACTCAAGGGCCGGGCTCATGTCCTTGTAGCCCTGGCCGTGGGGGACCAGGGTGGGCAAGGTGATGCCCTTGTCTCCGGCAAGCTGTTTCAGATCCTCGATGCGCCAGCGGTCGTAGGCGATGGCTTGCAGGTCGAACAGGTTGGCGATCTCGGTCAGGCGGCGCAGTACGGCAAGCTTGCTGATCGCGCGGCCGGGCGTGGTTTCCAGGTGGCCGGCGGCGCGCCAGGCGAGGTATGGCGCGCGGTCGGTGTCTTCTTTTCGGGCGAGGTCGTCATCCGGGAGCCAGGGGATGGCGGCGAGGTGCCAGGGTTCGCTTTCGTCTTTTGGTTCGATCCAGATGACGAGGCCGGTCAGGTCGGTGGTGCTGCCGAGGTCGAGCCCGGCCCAGGCGCGGCGGCCGCGCAGTTCACGCCAGTCATATTCACGCTGGGCGCCGAGCCAAACGTCGGCGCTGATCCAGGGGTTCTGGGCATCTGTCCATTCGCAGAAGCAGAGGCGGCGGACCATGGCTTCTTTCGCGGGCATGCCGCGCGCTTCGGTGACTTGTTCGCGTAGGTATTTCAGGCCGGGGATGCCGGCTTTCAAGCTGGGGTTGGCTTTGCCCCAGCATTTTTCGTCGTGGATCGGGTCGTCAGTTTCGTCCAGGGCGCAGATGTAGCTGAAGAAGCCGTCGTCTTTGAGCATGCCGGCGGCGACCTTGGCGCCGTATTCGTGGTACTGCCAGCAGGGGCCCTGTTTGTTGCTGCCGCTGTTGGTGATCATGAAGATAAGGGCCTGGCGGCGGCTTTTGGTGCCGGCGCGCATCATCTCGACCACGAAGTTGGTCTTGTGTTCGTGGATTTCGTCGATAAGGGCGATGTGCGGGCGCGGTCCGGATTGGCCGTCGTCGCTGCTGATCGGGCGGAAGAAGCTGCCTTTGTCGAGGTAGGCGAGGTTCCAGACGTTTTGCCCGGCGCCGCTGCGGGTGAGGCGGCGGTTCAGTTCCGGCGACTGGTCAACCATGGCGACGGCGTCGCGGAACAGGACCAGGGCCTGGTCTCGCTTGGTGGCGGCGGCGTAGCATTCGGCGCGGGCTTCGCCGTCGGCGGTGAGTCCGTAGAGGCCGATGCCGGCGGCGAGCGGGCTTTTTCCGCTGCCCTTGGCGGTCTCGACGTAGGCGACGCGGAAGCGGCGGTAGCCGTCCGTGCCCATCCATCCGAACAGACTGGCGACGATGAAGGCTTGCCAGTCGAGCAGCTCGTAGGGCCGGCCTTCCCACTCGCCGCCGTTGAGCCGGAGGACATCGCGGAAATAGCCGATGGCGTGGGCGGCGGCGGCGGTGTCAAAGAAAAGGCCCCTTGCGGGGCCGGTTTCGAGGTCGGTCAGGTGGCGCTGGCAGGCGGCTCTGACGTGGGGGCCGGCGAGGATTTTGCCGGCGGCGACCTTTTTGGCGTAGGTGGTGGCGGGGTTACGAGAAGTAGCTCTTTTCCTTTCCGGCATTGTCGAATAGCTCCATCTGGCCGCCGTTTGCGACGCGGGCGCGCGCGGCCGGGCTGAGACCGAATTGCTGTAGGAACTGGTAGCACTGTTCCATGGCCTTGTTGGCGATGGCCAGGTAGGGGTTCTGGATCGGGTAGCCGGACGGGGCCTTAATGATGAGGCCGTCCATTTCCTTGCCTTCGGCGTCGATGCCGACGAGCTGGGCGATCTTGCGCTCGGCCTGTTGCCAGCGGCCGTAGGCCATGCAGTAGAGGGCGAGGGCGGCGCTTTCTTCTTCGGCGATGAGGCCGCGCCGTTCCAGCAGTGGGGCAATGCGCTGCCATTCGGCGCGGGCTTCCGGCGTGAGGTGGTCGGGCGGGTCGCCGGCTTTTCCGCCTGCGATGGCGGCGGCGTCCTGGCCGGCGGTGCCGGTGGCGTGGCCGGTGACCAGCTTCAGCGCGATGGGTTTGGGCGGGCGGCCTACGTTTCCTGCCATGGTGTCCAGTCGTCGAAGTCGCGCGTGAAGCTTTTCACGCCGTCGAAGAAGTCCTTGTAGTGGTGGGCGAGGCTGGCATCGATGTGGATGGCGGTCTGTTCGATGCGCGGGTTGGTGTTCACGTTCGCGCTGGACTCGATGGCCCAGCTCGTTTGCTCGCCGAATCCGGCGTAAATCTTGCTGTGGTTGCGCAGGATGGCGACGCGGCCACCGTGTTTGCGCATGACTCGGCACAGGTCTGCATGGACCTTGGCGTATTGCGACGGGAAAATCTCGCCACAGTAGGCGTCGAAGCGGGCGATATGGCCGCTGTCGAGGTAGCTTTCGATCATGGCGACATCTTCGGCGGCCATGCACCAGGTGGATATCAGGACGTAGCGCATGCGCTGCGTTTTCAGCATGTGCTGAAGGTAGCTCATGCTGTCGATGTTGCCGCCGGAGAGGATGTGCCAACTTTCACCGTCCGCCATGTCGAGCGGGAGGATTTCGGATAGTGCCGCTTCGCGGGTTGCGCGGCGGGTCTGGATTCTGGACTTCGTCTTCACGGAGCGAGCGGCGATCTGCTGTTGCACCGCTTCTTCGTGGCCGCCGAAGAGGTCGCTTCCGGATGCTGGCTTCAAGGCTCCATATGGCTCTAGTAGCACTTAACCCCCCCCCGCCAATTTCCTGTTTGTGCGTGAAAAGG